CGAGATGCAGACAATACATTCTGCTTAAATTTAAATAAATTATTTGATTTTGATTTGTCTATAGTTGGGAAAAGGCAAGTATTTGAAAAGATATATGAGACTTTAGAAGAGAATTTATATGAATACAGCTATAGAGAATTAGAAGAACAACTAGTAAATAAGGAATTATTGTTAGAACAAGCACAAAGTGAAATTGAATGTCTAAAAGAAAGAATAAATTTATTAAATTATTAAAGGAGGAAATATAAATGAAAGCAACAGGAATAGTGAGAAGAATAGATAATTTAGGGAGGATAGTAATTCCAATGGAATTAAGAAAGACCTTAAACATATCAGAAAAGGATTCATTGGCCATATTTGTAGATGGAGAAAGAGTTATATTAAAGAAACATGATCCAGCTTGTGTTTTCTGCGGTGAAGCAAATAATGTTATTGATTTTAAAGGTAAAAAAGTTTGTAAACAATGTTTTGATGAATTAAATAAATAATGATTAATTATATTAATGTTTTAAATTTAATACAAGAAATTGTACAAGTTGAATCTGAAAATTTGGGTAAAAAATATATTGATAGTATACCTAAAGCTATATTGGAAGTCTGTAATCTATTGGAGGAAAATGAAAAAGGTTAAGTTAACATAATTGTCTACTTAACATAAACAATATTATGTTAAGTACACTTAAAGTAATCCTAAGGGGGACATATAGAACTATGGGTAAATTATCAAATTTGATAGAAGAAGCTAAAAGAGAACATTTAAAGGCAGTGGATTTATGCTCCGAATGTAAATATAACATTTATTTCGGAGAAATCTATTACGACATACAAGGCAAAATAATCTGTCAAGATTGTATAAATATTTATAAAAAGAGAGAGGGAATTAATATTGAATAAAATTTGTTTAGTAGGAAGATTAACGAAAGATCCTGAATTGAATTTTTTACCTGGAAATGGAACAGCAGTCGTTAAATTTACATTAGCGGTAAATAGACCACATCTTGATAAAACTAAGCCGCAAGAAGCTGATTTTATAAATTGCACATGTTTCGGTAAAAGAGCGGAGAGTATAGCCAATTATGTAGCTAAAAGCCATAGATTTGGTATTGAGGGAAGTTTAAGAATAAATAAATATGTAGACAAAGACGGAAATAATAGATGGAGCACAGAAGTATTGGTTTCCGACTTTGAATTTATGCAAGATAAAGGAACTAATTCAAGTGCTCCATCTAATAATGTACAAACAGCGTCACATGATGAAGTTATACCTATAGATGATGGTGATATCCCATTTTAAAGTTTAAAGGAGGAAATTAATTGAAATACAGATTTACAGATGCAGAGTTAAAAAAGCTAATGGATAATATGGTTGTTGTTGTAGATTCAAGAGAACAAAAGAATATACACATTACAGATTTTTTTGATAAAAAGAAGAAAAAATATGTAACACAAAAATTAGATCAGGGCGACTATTCAGCTTATATCGAAAGCAATGAAGAAACTAAGCCTCTAGGGGTTAGTAGGGATTGGTACTTTAATAATGATATAGCCATAGAAAGAAAAAATAGTGTTGATGAATTGGCTGCAAGTATTAAAGATAGAGAAAGATTTGAAGCTGAATTTTTAAGACTAAATAAGTACGATACAAAAGTTGTTGTGATGGTAGAAGATCCATTAGGATATGAGAATATTTTAAAAGGTAATTATAGAAGTTTATATAAACCAGTTAGCTTTATAGCTAGTTTGGAATCTTTTATAGCTAGATATAATTTGAACATAATGTTCATTGATAAAAAGCTAAGCGGATATAAAATATATAAAACTATGTTTTATCACATTAGAGAAATATTAAAGAATCAAGATTATATAGAAAAAAATGATTAGAACAATTAAGGAAGGTGAAAGAATTGGACTTATATGACATAGATTTAAAAAATTTAATAGAAAATGAAACAAGTGAAAAATTTAATAATCAAGGGTATATCAAATGTCCTTTTCACGTGGAAAAAACACCTTCGCTAAGTGTAAAATTTCATCCTGATGCAAACAAAGAAAGATTTAAGTGTTTTGGCTGCGACACTTCAGGAGATGCAATTGACTTTATAATGAAATATAAAAATTTAGATTATAAAGCTGCTAGAGAATATCTAGGGATGAAAAATATAAAAACCGAAAGAGAAGTAAAATTTGACAAAATACTCTCATATATAGAATGGCAAATAAATAATACAGAGTTTAAAGAAGGATATAAATTCAAAGGACTTTTTGAATTTATGAATGAAAACAATGAAATTATTTATTATAAAGCAAAATTTCTTAAACCAGATGGGAAAAAGGCAAGCTCATACTATCATTTTAAAGGCGATAAGATTATAAACAATAGGGGAACGGATGAAATTCCCTATAATTTATATAATGTTTTAAATGCTATAGCACATGATTACACAATAATTTTTGTTGAAGGTGAGAAAGATGCAAATACAATAAATGCTATCTTTAAAAATACCAATTATGTTGCTACAAGCGTGAAAGGTTGTACCGATTTAAGAATCTTAGAGGAAAAAGGTATAAGAGTATATGTGTTAGGGGATACAGGAGAAGCAGGAGAAAAATATAAAAAGTTTATTTATGATAATCTTCATTTCTATGCTAGACAATTTAAATTTATTAACCTTCCAGGAATAAAGCACATGGGAAATAACAAAGATGTAACGGATTGGTTAGATGCTGGACATACTCTAAAAGATTTATTAGTGGCCTTTAACAGGTCATTAGATATTAAGTCAAAATATGAATTACAGCAGGATGGAATAGGAATTTATAAAACTATCATCAAGAAAAATGATGAATTTGAAAAGTATTTAACTAACTTCAAGATCATTGAAGCAACTAGAATAAAATTCATAGATGAAGATCAAGAAGGAGTTAAATTGTTATTTAAATCACCTACCGGAGCCAATATTGAAAAAATTGGACTTAGTACGGTTTTTGATGATATTAAAAGTTTTAAAAATTTCTTAGGTACTTTAGATTTAGGGTTCAAAGGAAAAGTAGACGACCTCACAGACTTAAAGTCCTGGATAAATAAATATTTTGCATTAGAATACCAGGAAATTCATAAAGGTGTAAAATTCACAGAGAAAAATAATACATTTACTTTTATAGAAAATAGCGGTTCCCTATCCCCTAAAGGTATAGATATTAATGTAAAAAGTGATGGAGTGAATGAGGCTAATGTCTTAGAGATAGATCCAATTACTAGCGAGGAATTAAAAGAACTTAAAAAGTATATTTTTAAGTTTTCTACGACAGAAAAAACGTTATCTATACTAGGTACAATAATAAATAATTTAGCTATATATCAAGCCCAAAACTTAAAAATTAAGCTACACCATTTATTAATAGTTGGGGAATCCGGGAGCGGTAAATCTACTATATTAGAAAATGTTATAGCTCCTATGCTTAATTATCCCAAAAAAGATATAAGGAGTATTGGATTAATAACACCATTTGCATTAACTAAAAGTTTATCGGACGGAAATTATCCCATCTTATTTGACGAATTTAAACCTTCTTCATTAGACCGATATAAAATTTTAAGTTTATCTGAAACTCTTAGAAATTTATATGATAGGGCAACTATATCGAGAGGTAATAAAAGTTTAAAAACAAAAGACTTTCAACTTGTTAGACCTTTAATCATGGCTGGGGAGGAAAGTTATCCAAACCAAGAAAAAGCTTTAATAGAAAGAAGCTGTATTGTTTACCTATCAAGAAGAGAGAGAGAAAGCAAGCATATAGAGGCCATGAAATGGATTTTGGAAAATGAATTTTTATTAAGAAAACTAGGAAGAAGCCTAATAGAATTAATATTAAATCTATCAAAAGATGAATACATGAACATGAGGAAAGACGCAGAAAAAAATATAAAAGGCTTAAATAATAGAACTTTAAATACTGCAGTAAACATTTCTACAGGAATAATGATCTTAAACAAATTATTTGAGCAGCATGGTATCAAAGGAGCGCCAAGCTTTGAAAAATTCATAGCAGATAATATAAAAACCGAAATATTAGATAATGCAAAAGAAACCCATTCACTTATAGAAAAAATGTTAATTCTATATAACGACATGATAGAAGACGGAAGGGCCCTAAGTGATGATGTTGTTAAATATAGAGGGGATGGTATTTTTATAAAAACGTCCGAAATGATTAACCAGATTCATGAGCATGTAAATAGAGTTTGTGCGGATATTATTCCTTTAAAATTAGGTGATTTCAGAAAACAAGCACAAAAAAGCGGTTATATAACAGGATTATCAAATAAGGTCATAAAGTGTGGTAGTAAACCTGTTAGATACGACACATATGATACTGAAAGACTTAGACAATTGAAAGTTTATTCAATTGTAGATGCTGAAATCGAAGAAGAGACAGGAGATATACCCTTTTAAATAAAAAAAGCGGTAGCCCCTCAAAAACTACCACTTATATAAAAAATATTTATTATCAATTCAATTATAACATATCTAGAGGTGACAAAATGATAGAAAATTATGATTCAAATAAAAGGCTAAAATATAATCCATTCTATCATCCAAACCAAGGTAAGGAATGGAGCCTTGAAGATTTAATGTATATATGTAGATTTACAAATGGACGTAATGCGGCTGAATTGGCTTTAGCAATAGGGAGAACACAAGCCACTACAGCCTTTAAAATATACAGACTTAAAAAAAATGGTCAATTTGACTATTATAAAAGACTTTATAAAGACTGGGAGGAAAAAGAATGGAACTCAGAGATCTGTTAGAAAAGCAAAAAAAATTAGATAAATTTATAACTGAAAGATATGATCCATTAATGGATCAAAAAGATTTTTTAGTTGATAATTTGTTAGGTTTACAAGTAGAGGTTAGTGAATTAGCCAATGCCACAAGGTGCTTTAAATATTGGAGCAATAAGGCTCCTGAATCAAAAGAAAAAATTTTAGATGAATATGCAGATGTATTACATTTTTTTCTTGAGGTAGGAAATGACTTAAATTTTACAGCCGAAGAGATAGAACATGCTTATTTAAAAAAGTATGAAGAAAATTACAAAAGGCAACTAGAAGGCTATTAGGCCGGAATATGAAATAAATGTAGGGTAAAGAAGTGTGGAAAGAAGTTTTTAATGGTATTATGAAAAAATAATTAATCTAGGAAGTGTTATACAAATGAATGGGAAAATAAGAGTAATTGTATTACCTTATAAATCATTTAAAGAGCGAATAAGACTTACTAAGCAATATGAGAAAAATTATAAAATAGAAAATTTGGGCCAATTTTTATATATGGTGAGGAGATAAAAAAATATGGATAAGTTAAATAAACATAAAATTATATGTGATGAACTCAAAGAAATTTATAAAAATAAAAATCATGATTACGGTGATAGTTTTGGAGAAACTTATAAAAAATTAGGAATTATATCTGCAGTTACAAGAATTACTGATAAAGTTAATAGGTTGCAAAGTCTAGCTACTAAAGAGCAAAAGGTTAAAGATGAATCTATAAAAGACACTCTTAAAGATCTGGCCAATTATTCAATCATGACAATAATAGAATTAGAAGATTAGTAAAATATAAAAAAAATAATTTATTAATCTACAATCCTAATCATGGGTATATTTATACCTGTAATGTACTAGGGTAATAAAACATTAATACAGAGGTGATTATATGAATCTAAGTAAAGAGGAATTTAAAAATAATATATTAGCATTACAGGCAAAAAGAAAAAGGAAAAGAGAAATTGAGTATATAGCGGCTATGAGGGAAAGTTTTAATAGATGTGCAAAAAAAAGCAGAGGTAACAAAGTAAGAGTAAGAGGTCAAATTTAATAAGGAGGTTAATAAAAGAATGGAATTTATTTTACCATCATTAATTATAATTATTTTTACTATTTTTATGGCTATTAAGTCAGTAAAAAAGGAGAACGGACTATGTAATTATAACTGCAGTAATTGCAATGAAGGAGAAGTATGCGCCATAAGGGGGAAACATAAAAATGAGTAATGAAATTTATCAATACTTTATGGAGAAATATAAAAAAGCACATTTTACAGTAGTGCCAGGACATTGGCCAGATTTTAAAAGCAAGGAAGAAGTGGACAAGTGGTTTGAAATAATAAATTTAATGCTCAATAAATAGTAAAGTTACAAAAAAAATAAAAATGTAACTTAATGTAACTAAAATGTAACTTTAAAAAATGGCTTGAATACTAGCTTTAAAGCTTATTATATATATATAGTTACAAAGTTACATAATAATAAATATTATATACGTACATGAAAGATAAATATAATTTATTTATTATATATATACTTTTTTTAAAAAAATGTAACCGAGCAAAAAAATCTTGTAGGTAAGTAAAATCAATGGATTCAGCGGTTACATTAAGTGTAACCAAAAGTGTAACCAAGCTATAAAAAAGGAGTTAAAAAAGTATGTCAAAGATAGATATATCAACGGTTTATAAAGAACGAATAGAACAAATAGAAAAAGACATGAAAAAGGCAAAAAAGTATAAAAAATGGCCTATTTTTTATAAATTGAGAGCAGAAAAAGAGCGTTTAGAAGAAAAAAATAAGTAAATTGAGGTAGGAATATATGAAAAGTATTGAAAAAACTGAGATATTATTAAATTCTTACATAGATTTTAAGATTGAAAATGAAAATTTTGGGTTAGAAATAGAAGCTTTAAAGAATAATTATGACTTAAAATCTATATCTTATGAAGAAAAATCAGCACCAACAAATAAAATAACACATGAAATTGAGGATAGAATAATTAGTAATGATAGTAAAATAGAAAAATATAAGTGTATGATAGAAGCTAATAATATAATAATGAAGAAATTAGAAAATGCAACTAAGAAACTAACTGAAATAGAAAAGGAAGTAATAGAGCTTAAGTATTTTCATACTCCTATACTTAATAGAAAGCAAATTAGTAAAAAGATAAGCTTTACTACTACAACCGTAGATAAAATAAAAAAGAGAGCTATAAGAAAGATGACAAAGTTTATATAAAAAAAGTTGTAAAAAAGTAATACATTTATATAACCAAAGTATTATCAGAACGTGTTATTATAGTAATATAGAGAAAAGCACAGGAGAAAAGAAACATTTCTTCATGTGCTTTTTTTATGTGTAATTGTATAGGAGGTGTTTAGTATGGCAAATGTAATTACACAACAACAAAGTGATATGATAACTATGCTTATAGAAGGGCATAGTATAACGGATATAGCTAAGAAATTAAATATAACTAGGAATACAGTATATGCATGGATGAAGAGAGAGTATATTAATGCTGAGATGGACAAGCGTAAGCAAGAGTTAAAGAACCAAGGGAATCAGATTATATTAAAAGATTTAAGTACCTATATAGGCAATATAAAAGAGTTGGCCAATGATAACAGTGATAAAAGGGTATGTTTAGCTGCAAACCAATACTTATTAAATAGGATTTATGGTAATCCAACTTGCACGACAGAGGATAATAACAACGAAAATAATGACAATGTAAATGAAAATGAGCTGGAAAAAGAACTAAATGAGTTCACCCAACTTAAAAGAATCAAGTAATATCAACGGTTGTAGCTACTTTTACAACTTCGTTAAATAATTTTTTAGCGAAGTTGTAGGATGGGGGTGGTTCTAAATTTGCAAGTCCTTCATCCCTTTTCAGTCAATCCGAGATTTTTTGTAGAAAATTTTTAAAACCAAGATTAAAATATAAGGAGGCAAAAAACCTCATATCTAAATTATGTATATATACTAAGAAAGCACTTGAAATTAATCAAGTTCCTTTTTATTCAAAAGGGGTACGCTAGATAAAAATCAACAAAGGAATATTATAAAATATAATTATTAAAAGGCAACCTCATATGAAAACATATAAAGTTGCCATATATTATACTAAATTAGCATTCTTCAAATATAGGAGCTTCAATTAGTGTTGCAAAAATAAATTCATGCCTATGACCATCATTAACGCTTGTAACACCAGATACAAAGTGCACGTGTCTACCATTTCCTACAGGTATTGCAGGACCACTAAGAACATTTATCATGTGAAAGTGATCGAAGAAATCTGTATTTGTAGTTATTCTGTGTACGTGACTATTACCTCTTCTTATAGCTTGACCACTAACACCAGCAAAACGATGGTTATGAGGTTCAGTTTGAATTTCAGCTAATCGAGTGCTACCTAAGAATTCATGAACGTGAGTTTGTCTTTCTCTTTCTTCACAATTACACATATACTCACCTCCTTTATTCCTGGATAGTATTATATTATGAAAATAATTAATCATTGTTACTAATATTTTCGAAAAAAAGGTGAGTACGTATTAAGTATTTATACAAGCTATATATAATTGTAGTTGTAAGAAAGAAATTTGTTTTACTAATATAAGAATTAAAATGGAAATTAAATTTCCACTGAAAATTAAGTGCTTTTTATTCTTCTATTGTTTAGCTATAAAATAACATTTGTGCACACTTATAAATAAGTTTCATATTATATTAATATAGAGACAAGCTCTCTATATCATATTGAGAAGCTTAGGATAAATAATAATAGGAGGAAATGATTATGAGACATTTCTGTAGAACTTGTGAGGAATTTGCTGATATACTTGGAGCTGAAATTCTAAGTACAGCTGACAATGTTTGTACAGTAACGTTTATGAGAGATATTGATGCAGAAATATTAGGAAGACGAACTCATTCACCATTGGCTCTAGCAGCATTATTCTCATTTGAGGATCCTGATAATGAAGGTAGAACTCTTAATTTAGGTGAGACAGTTATCCTTCAAGAAGAAATAAATGAATTTATATCCATTTTAAGAGAAAATGGAATATTAGTTACTGCATTTCATAATCATTGGCTATTTGAAGAACCAAGGCTTATGTATATTCACTTTGAATCAATAGATAGACCTTTAAATTTTGCTAGAAAGGTAGCAGAAGCACTTGAAGTATTAAGGGGAGAAGAGAGAATAAGAGCAACATTTTTAGAATAAATGCTAAAGATTAAAATAAATATATTTAAAATGGGATATACTTTCATACACAACAAAATTTGTATATGAACTAAAAGGCACTTGGTTAATTCCAGGTGTCTTTTTATATTAGAACAAGTAAATTAATAAAAAACATGCCATTAAATGTAGAACTCGAATATTTTAGGAGATTGATGTTAAATAGATAAAAAAATTGATTTATTATCATTAAGAATAAAAGAGAAATACAGAATAATGAAAATCTTAAAAAATTAGTAGATTATAATTCAAAAATGACAGGTAGAATATCTTAATAAAGTTGAGGTGAGTACATGACAGAAGAACAACAAAATAGGTATTTACTTTTTAAATATCTTACAGAAGAATTTTCTAAAGCTGGTGTAGATAATCCAGAAGAAAAGGCAAAAGAAAAAATATTAGCCCGTAGTAGTAATTTATTCGGTTATCATGGATTAGCCTGGCAATTAGGAGAAATAAATCTTGAGTTCTTTTGTATGTACTTTCTCCAAGATACATTTTTACCTAAAGATGATAACGCTGCAGCTCCTATAGCTAAAGTCCATAAAGAAATATGGCAAGACATACAGGAAAGCATAATAGGGCATGGAGCTGACCAAATAGGAAGAATACTCCCAAGAGGCACGGGTAAGAGTGCTTTTGGTACATTTGCTGTAACAATATGGACTCATTGCTATAAGCATAAAAAATATACTCTTATATGTAGTGATATTGGAAGTACTGCAGAAAAATTTATTTCTGATATAAAAAATACAATTCTTGAAAATGAATATATTAAAAAAGCTTTTGGAGTAGTTCTTGACGATAGGGACAAAAGATATAAATGTAATACTACTCAATTAGAGTTAACAAATAAAACATTTATCGAAGCTATTTCCTCGGCCTCTCCCATGCGTGGTCGTAAATATGACAATTGCCGTCCTGATTTAATTATCCTGGATGATTATCAATCAGAGGACAATGTCCGAACGGAGCAGGCAAGGGAAAACAAGTGGAAAAGGTATAGCGATGATGTTAAGTATGCAGCTCAAAAGGCTGTTTTACGAAATGGTGAAGTAATTAAAAAGGGGACAACCTTTATTGCATTGGGAACTCTCCAACATAAAGAAGATTTCTATTCTAGACTTCTAAAAATGCCAACATGGAAATTTAAAAAAGAAAAGGGTGTCTTAATTGATGATTTCATAAATGAAGAAGGCCATTCAATTAATGGATTGGATCATTACTTCAATACTGGTTTATGGAAACACTTTAAGGATACCCTTTTTAATTTTAAAAATGACAATAGGCTTGAAGATGCAAAAGAATATTATTGGCAGCACCAGGAGAAAATGAAATTCCCATTATTATGGGCTGAATTTTGGGATTGCCTAGACATGGCTCTTAGTTATTATGAAAATCCAAATTCATTTAAACAAGAGGTTCAAGGTGATGTTGACGCTATTGGTGAAAAATATTTTAAAGGTGTTAGAACAGAAACCAGGGCAGAAATTGAAACACACAATTTTATAAAAACAATGTTGTGTGTAGATCCTGCTTCAGGTGGAGGAAAACAAAACGACTATAGCGCCTTTTTAGTTGGCTCACTAGCAGATAATAACCTTAAATATTGTAGGCTGGCAGAACTTGCAAAAATTAACGCCAGGACTGATTTTGATAAGTATGTGGACCATGCAATTAAACTATTAAAAGATTATCCAGAAATAACACATCTTTATATTGAAAAGAATACATTCAACGGAGCTGATGCGTTTAGCATTGAAAATAAAATAAAATCTGATCCAAGTCTTAGCTGTAGAAATATTACTATAATTAATGAGCATCAAAAGAAAAATAAGGATGATAAAATTTCTACTTTAATACCATACATTAATAAAGGCCAGATCATTTTTGCTGAGGAAGATAGCGAATTTACGGGGCAGGTATTGGATTTTAGAGGGCAGAAGTATTCTACTGGACATGACGATGCCCCAGACGTATTAGCCGAATTTGGTATTAGAATTGAGAATTTAAATACAGTTTCTAAAGTAACAATTTTAGATAGAAAATTGTTTTATAGGGGGTGATAATGTGAATTTATCTGATTTATTAAAAAAAATACTAAAAAAACAAACTGGATTAAATTTAAATAATCCAGAACATTTAAATTTAGTAAAAAAAGTTCATGGCAGCTATTATGTATTTAAAAATATTTACAATAAAATGTATCAGTACTATAAAGGCGATACTGACGCCATAAAAAAATATTTATTTGTTACTGAAAGATCCAATTTAAAAATAAATGCTAATTATATAAAGAAATTTATAAAAGAAGAGGTGGCATATACTCTCGGAAATGACATTGGCTATGAATCCAGGACAGATAATGAAAATGTAGTTAATGATATTGAATATTATACTGCCCACTGGAATGAGCTTCACGACACTGATTTAATGAAATATCTTTTAATATTTACGGAAATTTATGAACTATATTATATTGATGATAACGCTGATTTTTGCAGTAAAATTATAAAACCTACTGAAGGTTATGCCTATAAGGATAGTGCCTCAGGAAAGGTTTTATTTTTTATTCATGAATTTAAGAATGAATTTGAAAATACAACATCTTATATAGATGTTTACACTAATGATAAAATTTATCACTTTGACAATAAGTTTAATCAAGTTTCACCTGCTACTGATAATATTTTCGGTGAAGTTCCTGTAACAATAGGAGAACTTACACAAGAAAAATATAACGACAGCTTATATAAAGATATAAAAGGCTTACAGGATGCTTTTGAAACAAATTTAAGTGATGTGGGCAACGAAATAAGTGATTTTAGAAATGCTTATTTATTATTTAAAAATGCTCAAGTTGATGAAAAACAAATTCCTAACATGAAAAAGTTAGGGGTTATTCAATTTCCTCAGCCTGGTGGTGATGCATCCTGGTTAATTAAAAATATTAATGATACATTTATTCAAAATACACTTAATAGATATGAGGATACAATGTATCAAATTGCTTGTCATATCAATCATAATGAAAAGTTACAGAGTAATCTTAGTGGTGTTACCTTAAGATCAAGATTAATAATCTTAGAAAATAAATGTAATCTACAGATAAAGGCCCATAAAAACATAGTAAAAAATAGATTAAGATTTTTATTTAGGTATTTAAATCTTAGAAAAAATAAAGATTATGATTATAAAGATGTTAAACCCCTTTATACCCTTAACATACCTAGTGATGATTTGGCCATTGCTCAAATGCTTGCACAAGTTCCGGAGGGTATTATTTCTAAAGATACCGCTAGAGGATTATTTAGTTTCATAAATAATAAAGTCGTTGAAGCTGAAAAAGTTGCTAAAGAGCAATCAATGTCACGACCGAAAATGGATTTAAATGATCTGGTGGGTGATGTTAACAATGAGCTATAATAAAAATGAAGAACTAGAATTTATTAAAAGTCTTTACGATGAAGCTGACAAAAGATTTAAGGAAATTTATAAAGAACAACAAAATAATAGAGATGCATTATTAAAAGAATTAGGTTTAATATTATTAACTTATAAAATATTAGATGGCTTTATGAATATAAAAAAAGCTGATAGAAATAAAGAAAGTAATAAATTTTATGCTCTAATAGCGAGTTTTGCTAAAAGGCAAATGAAACTAACTACTGCTGCTCTGTATGAGGTTACTAATAATGTTGTAAAAAATACTTATAAATTTTATTCCTATAATGTTAATGCTAGAGATATAAAAAAAATTGTTGATTCTGCTTATAAAGGTAAACATTTTAGTAAAAGAGTTTGGAATAATGAAAAAGAAATAGCAGAATATATGAACGAGCAAATTAAAAACTTTATAGATGGTAAAATTAGTGTAAATAAAATAAAAGAGCAAATTGAAAATATATATAATGATAATGCTTATGAAGTAAGGAGGTTAGTTGAAAGTGAAGTTAATAGATGTGAATCTGATGCCTTTAAGCGATTTTGTAAAGAAACAGGGGTTAAAAAAGTTAGAAGAAATGAAACATTAGATTCAAGAACATGTTCAACTTGTGCAAATTTACATGACAAAGTATATTATTTAGACGAAGCCCCTGACATTGTACATCCCTTATGCCGAGGATACAACACTATAGAAGAATAAAGTTAACTGAAGTCTTAGTAATAAGGCTTATTTTTTATTTTAAAATACGTCTTGTGGATTTTTTGAGTGTGCAAGGGGTAAAAAAATAAATTATATTATATTAAATTTTAATATGTGTCTTAGGGTGCTTATAGCAGTCTAAGGGATAAGGAGGAAATATGTTAAAGAAAGATTTATTGAAGTTAATTGAAAGTGTTGAAGATAACCAGGATATTGATGAATTATTAAAGGATACTGATTTAGCTAAATCACTACAAGATAGTGGCCTTACCTTAGAAACTTTTAAGGAAAAAATTAAAAATGATAAAGAATTTAGGTCTTATATTGAAAGTGAAAACGACAAATATCACAATAAGGCTTTAAAAACATGGAAAGAAAACAATTTAGAAAAGGAACTTGAACCGTATATTTCGGAAAAGTATCCTGACTTAGTTACTGATCCAGTTAAAAAGGAAGCTACTGAAGCTAAAAAAGAGATTGAAAAATTAAAAGCTGAAATGGCTAGAAAGGACTTACTTTCTGAGGCTACAAAATACGCTTTAGAAAAAAAATTGCCTGTTAAATTTGTTGAAAAATTATTGGGTGAGGATTTTGAAGCTACTAAAACTAATTTGGATAGTTTCGGAGAGGAATGGTCCAAAGGATTAGAATCTTTAGTTGATGAAAAGATGAAACAATCTAGTTATGTACCAGGTGGAAATAATCCAGATGGATCAAAAATATCTATTGGTGCATCAATAGCCGCACAAAATAATGATACAAGCTCAGTTGAAAATGATCCCTGGGCTAAATAAAGGAGGAATTTAAATGTATTTTAAAAAGATAACTTATGAAAATGATATGGAGATATTAGCTACATCAGCTAATTTAGTAACTTTTAGTGGAACAGTGTTGGCCACTAATATAACTAATAGTGATGACAATGGTAGAAAGTATATTAAAGCAGGAACATTGATAGATTTTGATGGTAATATAGTTAAACAAACTGGTGGAGAAGGTTCAGAAACATTAACAAGTGTTCCGGTGGGTGTATTATACCAAACCGTTGATGTTACTAATGGTGATATGCCATGTTCTCTAGTTGTAGAGGGATATTTAAGAATAGATAGAGTTTTAGATGGATTTGCTGAGAGCGCTATTGCAGAAATCAAAACAGCATTACCAAAAATAACATTTAGATAATAAAAGGGGGATTTTTAAGATGCCAAGAATAGAAGATGTTTTTAATACAAAAGAATTAATAAATTATTTTAAGGAAAGAACAATTACACCAATGTTAGGGGAATCACTTTTCCCAGAAAGAAAAATCCAAGATATAGAATTTGATATGATCCTAGGGTCTGGGGGCCTGCCGGTAAGTGCCTCTGTACATGCTTTTGATACCAAAACTCAAATGGCTAGTAGAGAAGCGATTCAAAAAGGTGTCGCAAGCTTAGCACTTATAAAAAGACAAATTAAAATAGCTGAAAAAGAGATAATTAAAATAAATAATCCTAGAACTAACGCAGAATTAACTTTTGTTCTTTCACAATTATACAATGATTCTGAAAAAATGGTTCAAGCTGTAAAGGTTAGAGTTGAAGCTATGAGAATGGAAGTTCTTTCAACTGGAAAGCTTAAAATAGAAGAAAATGGGGTAAAAGTTACTCTTGATTATGGTATTCCTTCAGCTAATAAAAAATCATTTAATTGGTCAGATCCAGCAACATCAAAACCACTTGATGATTTAACAACTTTAGCTGATGCGGTGGAAGATACTTCTATAAGACCTACAAGGGCTCTTACTTCAAGAAAGCTTGCACGAGCTATATGCAATAATCATTCTGTAAGGGCTGCTATACATGGTGTAAATTCAGATAAAATTGTTAGTCTAGCTCAACTAAATGAGCTGTTAGAACAATTAAATTTACCTCAAATAGTTACTTATGAAGGTAAGTACAAAGTTGAAAAAGCTAAAGGGTTTGATACTAAAAGATACTTCCCAGACAATATAATTGCTATGTTTGGTGATGGGCCTTTAGGAGAAACAATCTACGGATTAACAGCTGAAGAAGTAAAATTAATCGGTGATGGGAAAATGGATATGGCTGAAATGGTAGACAAAATATTTGTTGGAACTTATACATCTATAGACCCTGTAGGTGAATTTACAAAAGCTGCAGCTACAGCATTGCCAAGTTTACCACATGGAGAGGAATTAGGAATAGGAACTATAACACTGTAAAGAGGGAATATAATCCCTCTTTTTTAATATAAAGGAGGGCAACTATGACTTTAGAAGAAAAAAATCAAGCTAAAGCTATATTAGTAATTAAAAATTATATTAATAAAAATTTGAGTGATAACTATATAGTAACTCATTATTCTTTGGCCATAGACCAGCTAATAGAAAATGCTACAAAATTGCAAGGAATGAAGGTGACAGGGGTTAGCTCCATGAGTGAAGGAAATCAAAGTATATCTTTTGAAAATGGAGCTGAAGCCTGGACCATAACACCTGATGTTAAAGCATTATTGCCAGTTCCCTATGCGAGGATGCTTTAATATGGGAGTTTTATTTAAAAATTCAGATATAACTATTTACAATAGATACTATGATTTTGCTAGTGATACAGACAAATACCAAAGAACAGCTATTAAAGGTGTTAACTGGCAAAGTAAAAGGAGCGGTACTGTTAGCGATAAAGGCTTATTACTTGCAGATAGTACACTTATATTTATAGATAAATTAGATAATTATATTAGTCCTAAGAGATTTTTAAAATTATCAGATCAAGAAAGACCAAATTATTTTACATTAAATCCAGGAGATAAAATTGTAAAAGGTGAGGTAGATTTTGAAATAACAGGTATAAAACCCCATAGAATAGCTGATTTAGAAAGTGAATTTGATAATGTTATAGATGTTAAGTCTGTAAATATATTAACTGACCACGTGGAAGTGGAGGGTGTATAATGGCCACTACAGTTAGAGTACAAATGAATGATACTGAAAAAATATTGTTAAAAAGACATTTAAGTAAAAATGGTCAAGCACAAATAAAGTTCACACAAGAAGTTGCTAAACAATGTAATAATTATGTACCATTTCTTACTGGTAGATTAAAGGATATGAGTGTTGAGTTAAAAACAGATAAAATAATTTATAATGCTCCTTATGCTGCTAAACAATATTACACCAATAAAGGTGGGAATAGAGGAGCTTTAAGAGGTAAATTTTGGGATAAAAGAATGTTTGCGGATAAAGGTGATAGGATAATTCAAACAATAGCTGATTTTGTTGGAGGTAGGAGAAAATGATAATAAATTCTTTAAGAAATTATATAAGAAAATGTCCATATTTAGATACTTTTAACAATGCTATAAAAGTTAATGTAAATTATTTAGAACCTAACGCAGATACTTATTCTATAGAAGAAATCCCAATAGAGCCTATTATAAAGAAGTATGTTAATGGAGATAGTGTAAGGCAATATGCTTTTATATTTACTTCTAGAGAGCCGTATGGAGCAGATGTGTTGCAGAATATAGACAATAGTGGATTTTATGAAAAGTTCGCTGAATGGATAGAGGAAAATAACAATAATAATATATTGCCAGTATTAGATGATAGTTTAGAATCACTTGAAATAGAAGTCGCTAGTACTGGCTATGCTTTTGCTGTTACAGAAGATACAGCTCAGTTTCAAATACAACTTAAATTAAAATATTTTAAGAAAGGAATGATATAGATGGCAGTTAGAAAAAGAAAAATACAAGCTAATTATTTAGAAGTGGCAGATGCATTTGAGCTATTGGGAACAGGCTTTACAGAGCTTAACGAAAGTCCTTCAGCTCAAACAACTTCTAAAAGATATATAAATCAATCTAGTGCAAGCCAAAGTATTACTGGATATGAATGGACAACTTCATTCAATGCCGATCAAATAGTTTCGGAGGAGGCTATAGAGTATATTAGAGATATTGGAGAAATGCAAAAATTAGGAGAGGAAACAGAAACAGATTATTTAATAGTTGACCTTGATAAAAAGGCACAAACAAGTGGTTATCGCGCTAGAAAAATAAAGGTAGCTGTTTCGATAGATTCTTTTGATGATAATGACGGGGATTTAGGCATTTCTGGTTCATTTTTAGGTATAAGTGACCCAATATTAGGTACGTTTGACCCAATGACTAAAAAATTTACAGAAGGTTTTACACCTGAAACACAGGAGGGATAATGTATGAAAATTAATGGAGTGGAATTACCCGATATAGATATATTTGATTTGGAAGTAGCTAAAAAATGTGATAAAGCATTAAATAAAGTTACAGATATGAAAGACAAAGTAAAAGGAATGACAATGGTTAAAATTATAGAAACAGAATGCACTGCTATATTTGGGGTTTTTAATACTATTTTTGGTGATGGAACTGATAAAAAGCTATTTGGTGAAAAAGTTAATTTAATGGTCTGCATGAAAGCATTTGAAGAATTAGTATTACAGATTAATGAACAAAAGAAAGAAATGGACAAGATAACTGAAAAGTATACCCCTAATAGAGCCCAAAGACGCATTAAAAAATAATGAATATACTAATAGATTTAGTCCCAACTACAGTAAATATAGAGAATGTGGAATATGAAATAAATAGCGATTTCCGCCTCTCCATTTTGTTTGAATTACTTATGCAAGATAACTCCATTGATGAAGAAGATAAAATAATTCAAGCTTTACAACTTTATTATCCTGTTATACCACCTAATATTAGTGAGGCAGTTGAGCAGATGCTATGGTTTTATAGATGTGGAAAAGATGAAGTTAAATCTAAAAATATTAATAAAGGAAGAAGCAAGGGTACACAAATTTATTCCTATGATTATGATGATTATTTAATTTACAGCGCTTTTAAGCAAATATATAGTATGGATCTTCAGGATATTAAATACCTTCATTGGTGGAAATTCAAAGCTCTTTTTCAATGTTTAGATGAAAAGTGTTTATTTTCAAAAGTCATGGGATATAGGAGTATGGATTTATCTAAAATTAAAGATAAAGAGGAGAAAAATTATTATAGGAAAATGCAAGAACTTTATAAGATTCCTATAAATAAAGATGAAAAAGAAAAACTTAATCAAATAGAAAAAATATTGTCAAATGGTGGCGATTTAAGTAAAGTATTGTAATATATTCTTTATGTATTATATAATTTATTATATGATATATAAAGGAGTTGATTACATGGGTTTATTTGGTAACAAAAATAAAAGTAAATCTATTAATGTGTTATTAGTCGATGGAATATCTAATTATACTAAAGATATAATTTTACAACTTACCTTAAATGATGAAAGTGAATGTTTAACAATTAATAGTAAAGTTTGCAAAAACAATCCTGATATTAATTTAAAGTATGAACAAATTATAGATGCAAATATAATTACAGAAGAGGAGATAATTCAACAGAGTAAAAGTGTAATTGGAAGAGCTGCAGTAGGTGGACTTTTATTAGGACCATTAGGTGCTATAGTTGGAGGAATGTCTGGAACAGGAACTAAAACAAATAATCAAATAGAGTATTATGCTGTAGTAAACTACAAAAACAGAGATCATGAATTAAAAGTATTATCTTTTAAAATAGTTGGATTTTCAAATTGGAAATCTTTTATCAAAGAGCTTAAAAGTAAAATTAATAATCAAAACACTAAAGAAGAAATATATTTATAAGTTAAGCACTTACGTTAGTAGGTGCTATTTTTATATTCAAAAGAAGGTGATTAATATTGAAGAAATAAAATGTCCTAAGTGCAATCAGTTACTGTTGAAGGCTGATTATGTCAAAGGAGAAATAAAGTGTACTAGATGTAGGAAAATAATTAAATTAAATCTTAATCAAAGAACAGAGCCTAGAGCCACACCGTAGAGTAGTGAGCCAGAGCCTGTCTTTTTTATTTTATGTAAAAAGCAGGTGAGAATATGGCAGATGGTAAGATTATTATAGACACTCAGGTAGACAGTAAGGGTGCTGAAAAAGGGATAAATGAATTAAGTGGTATTGCTAATAAAGGACTAAAAGGCATAGGAACCGCAATAGCAGGTGTAGGCGTAGCTATGGGTTCTATGGGAGGATTTGCTCTTAAAACTGGTGTAGATTTTGAGAGTGCTTTTACTGGAGTTAAAAAGACAGTAGACGGAACTGATGAACAGTTTGCACAATTAGAAAAAGCTATTCGGAATATGGCTAAAAGTATGCCTGAAAGTGCTTCAGAAATCGCAGGGGTTGCTGAAGCGGCAGGACAATTAGGAATCAAAACAGAGAATATTGAAGGATTTACTAAGTCGATGGTAATGTTAGGCGATTCTACTAATATGAGTAGTGAAGAAGCAGCAACTGCATTGGCTAGGCTTGCGAACATCACACAGATGCCACAAACTCAATTTGATAGGCTTGGTAGCGTTATCGTTGAATTGGGTAACAATTTGGCGGCAACTGAAAGTGAGATAACCGCTATGGGCTTACGTTTAGCGGGTGCCGGTCATCAGGTTGGAATGAGTGAAGCACAAATCATGAGTTTTGCTGGTGCCTTAAGTTCTGTAGGTATTGAAGCTGAGGCGGGTGGTTCAGCTTTTTCCAAAGTTATGGTTGATATGCAATTGGCAGTAGAAAAAGGCGGAGAAGGTTTAAATAAGTTTGCTAAGGTTGCTGGAATGAGTTCTAGTGAATTTCAAAAAGCATTCAAAGAAGATGCTTCTAGTGCAATTATTGCTTTTATACAGGGTTTAGGAAAATGTCAAGAAAGTGGGCAATCAGCAATTGGCGTACTTGATGATATGGGTATTAAAGAGGTTAGAATGAGGGATGCTCTTTTAAGAGCAGCAGGTGCAGGTGATGTATTTACTGACGCACTAAAATTAGGAACAAAAGCCTGGGATGAGAATATTGCATTAACAAAAGAGGCTGAAACCAGATACGCTACAACTGAAAGCAAAATGAAAATGATAAAAAATTCAATTGTTGATTTAGGTATAACCATGTTTGAGAAATTTAAAGAGCCCTTCAGAAAATCATTGGATTCAGTGATGGGATCATTAGATAAACTATCTAATAGCCTTACAAATGGCAGTTTGGGCGAAAGTGTAGATAGAATCGCTATAAGCTTCGGAAAATTAATAGAAAAGTTATCTGAAAGTGTTACAAATTGGTTACCTAAAATAATTGATGCTTTAGCATGGATTATGGATAATTCTAGTTTTATAGCTTCAGGAATAGCGAGCATAGGAGCTGCCTTCTTAACATTCAATGTAGTTTCTATAATCTCTAATTTAATTGGAGTATTAAATGGAACTGCAAAAGCAGTCGGAGTTGTAGCCAAAGCTCAAAAGGTATGGAATGCATTAATGGCTATGTCACCCGTTGGATGGATAGTAATTGCAATTGCAGCAGTTGTCGTAGGACTAGTAACTTTATGGAATACCAATGAAGATTTTAGAAATGCTGTAATAGGTGCATGGAATGCTATTTTAGATGCTTGTAAAACCGTATGGAAATGGATAGTTAATTTCTTTACTGTAGATATACCTGCAGCATGGCAATCAGTATTAGATTTTTTTAGTGGTATACCCGAATGGTTTGCTAATCTATGGTCCACAATTCAACAAGCTTTTGTAGATGGCTGGAATGCTATAGTAAACTTTTTTACACAAACTATTCCAGAATGGATAAACAATATAGTGGAGTGGTTCAATAATTTACCTTACTTAATAGGATTTGCTTTAGGTTATGTCCTAACAACAATAATCAAATGGGGAGTAGATACATGGAATTACCTTTCTACCAATGTGCCTATTTGGATAAATAATGTTGTTAACTTTTTTGCTACACTTCCAGGGCGAATATGGACTTGGTTAGTTAATACAATTAGTAGAATAGCAGCCTGGGGACAACAAACTTATACTAATATGGTTAATGCGGCTAATAATGCTATAAGTGCGGTAATTAATTGGTTTGCTACACTACCGGGTAGAATATGGACTTGGTTAGTCAATACAATATCTAGGGTTGCGCAATTTGCTGGTAATTTAGCCTCTACAGCACGTTCTGCTGGAGCTAATATGGTAAGTAATATAATTAATGCAGTTAGAAACCTTCCTTCAGAATTTTTAAATATAGGTAGAAATATTGTACAAGGTGTATGGAATGGTATTACTGGAATGGGTGGCTGGATTAGAGATAGGGTAAATGGATTTTTCGGTGGAATTGTAGATGGTGCTAAAGCCGCACTAGGCATACATTCACCTTCAAGAATTTTCAGAGATCAGGTGGGTAAATACATGGCCCAAGGTGTTGGGGTTGGTTTTACCGATGAAACCGATAATATAAAAAAATCTATGGAAAAAGACCTATCTGGATTAGTTTCTAAAATGCAAATGACGGTAGATCATGAAGTTGCAACTACCACCGCAGGAGTAGTAGCAAATAGAAATGCACTAACAAGCTCAACAATTACAAATAATAATGATAATGGTTTAAATGTTAATATAGAAAGCTTTAATAATACTAAGAGTCAAGATGTTCAATCATTAATGGAGGAACTTGAATTTTATAGAAAGCAAAATAGCTTAGCAAGAGGAGGGGTGTAATGGAATGTGGATTTATTTGGAAGGGTATCCATTCCAGTGAAAAAGGATTTAAAATTATTTCTCTTCCGAACATAACAACCCCTGAAAAAAGAGTAGAAAAAGTAGTGGTTCCTGGTAGAAGTGGGTATCTTACAATTGAAAATAATGACTATGAAGGAGAGTTAAAATCAGTTGAATTTGATTATTTCGATAATAGATTTGATGATATAAAACAATGGCTTACAGGAAGTGGTGAAGTTGTATTTTCAAATGAGTCTGATAGATATTATAAGGCTACAATAATTAATAAAATAAGTTTAGAGCAAATGTTAAAAAAGTTTCATAGTGGTATAGTTGAATTTGATTGTCAGCCCTTTGGATATGATTTAAATGATTTAAACATAGTGAAAATAGCAGAAAATAATGTAACTAGAAACAGTAAAGCAATACATCCTTTAAATACATTAAATTATACTAGTGGAAATTTAGTGGGATCTAATAAACTGGCAACAATAAATGAGTATAACTCTATAGATATAACTAACTATGGAACTAAAGAAAGTACCCCAGTTATAACTATATGGGGCTATGGCTCTATAGATTTAAACATTAATGATAATATAATTAATCTTACTAATGTGGCAAATCATATAACTATAGATTCTGAAATAGGGGATTGTTATAGGGATGGCCAGTTGTTTAATAATTATATGAATGGAGAGTTCCCTATATTTAAGACAGGAATAAATAAAATATCTTGGATGGGAGATATACGAAGAATTGAAATAAAACCTAATTGGAGGTGGTTATAGTGGCATATACAAAAACAAACTGGGTTGATGGTTTTACTCCTTTAAGTGCAGAAAATTTAAATAACATAGAAAACGGTATTCAAAATAATGAAGAAAAATTTAATAATTATGTTTCAAAAAATGATATCATACAAAATAAAAATAGTAACGGTAGTATAAAATTATTAGATGGTATAATTATTCAATGGGGGAAAGCAAAATACGATTCTAGTAATGAAGGGTGGCAAAAAGGCTACATAAGAGCTGAATTTCCACAAAGTTTTACTAGTCAAGTATATCAAATTATAGCTACACCCTATTATGCTGGTGCTACAGATATGATAACTACAGTTCAACAGGTTGATAATTCACGTTTTAATATATATGTAAGGAATTTAGATAAAGCTATTCCAATGGTGCAATTTGATGTATGTTATGTTGCTATAGGCAGGTGATAACTTGATAAAAATATTTGAACCTAATAGTACAAATTTTAATAACAACGGTCTTACGGTTCTAACTAATGCTATAGATCCAGAAATTATAGAAGAATTAAATGGAGCTTATTCACTTAGTTTTAAATACTCTATCGAAGATCCTAAAGTTGTACAAGGAATAATTCAAGCCAATAATACCGTTATATCTAGAGAAAGCTTAATGGTTGGAACTAAAGGAAAGGCTAACTTAATGCCTAAGAGTTATTTTTTACAAAAAGATTATATAGTTTATGCTAATAATCAACCCTTTAGAATTTATAATGTAAAGAAAGATATGTCTACAATGGAAATTAATTGTAGGCATATTTTTTATGACTTATTAGATAATTTTTTAGAAGATGTAAGACCTACAAATTTAAACAGAATGGATGCTTTGCAATGGGTTTTAGAAAGAACTCAGTACCCTAATGGATTTACCTTTAATGGAAATATAGGACCTACTGCAACTCGGTATTTTGTAAGAAAAAATGTTGTAGAGGCTATAATGGGCCAAGAGGGTATTTTAGAAACCTGGGGCGGAGAAATAGTAAGAGATAATTTTAATATAGGAATATGGGACAATCGGGGAAACGATAGAGGTGTTTTAATCCAGGGTGGCAAGAACTTAGTAGGTATAGAGGAAGATTTGGACACAGATAACGTAATTACTCGCATTATGCCTACTGGCTTGGATGAAAATGATACCGTTATTATACTTCCTGAAAAATATATAGATAGTCCTAATATAAATATGTATCCACATCCTAAAGTTAGGCATTTACATTATGGAGATATAAAAGTTAATGGAGAAACTGGCATAACTAAAGATGATGTAATAAGATTACTAAGATTAAAAGTTAAGGAGCTTTATGAGGTAGAAAAAGTAGATATTCCAGCTATTAATTACAAGGTGGATTTTATAGAACTTTCTAAAACAGAAGAATATAAAAATTATATATCTTTAGAAAAAGTTGAGGTTGGGGATACAGTAACAGTAAGATACAATAAATTAAACTTAGATATAAAAGCTAAAGTTATAAAAACAACTAAGAGGTTAAAAGGTAAGACATGGCTTAATGAAAAAGTTGAGTTAGGTAATTTCAAAAATAATGTGGCTACATCTTTAAATAAAATAGATGCTATAACAACAGATGATGGAAAAGTTAAAGGTGAGGCCATATGGGGAACTATAGACGCAACAAAGGCTAGTTTGAAAGCTATGGCCGATAGCGCTGAAACACAAGTGGAGAGGGCTATAATATTCGAGGACAAAGACCCAAACTCTAGTACCTACGGCGCAATGTGTTTGGGTACGCGTGGCTTTCAGATAGCTAGAGAAATGACAAATGATGAATGGCAATGGACAACATTCGGAACTGGACAAGGCTTTACAGCAGACCTTATAAGAGCAGGTGTTTTACAATCTTATGATGGTACTTTAAGAATTGACTTAGGTGGTGGAGCGTTAAACACATATGACTTCAAAGGGTATCCAGCGATAAGAATTTCTAATCAAAACCTATATTTTTATGATACTCAACCTACAGGACAACGAACTGGAATATTATACACTTCACACCGCACGGGGGATGAAACAAAGACTGGGCTAGGAATAGCTCATTATGATAATAAGGAAATGATGCTAGGCTACTACTCACCAACAGTATCATCATATTATTCATATATAGTATTTGATAAATATCGTACACGTCCAGAAACTAATGACGCAATGACATTTTGGGAAGGTGCAGACATGACTGGATGTGCTCTTAAATGGTATGATGGTAAAACTCAGAAAGGCTATGTAGGTAATGATACAACTTCAAAAGCTTTACGTATTAGCTTCTTAGGAGATAACAACTCTATAGGCTTTGGAAAAGAAACCCCTGGACAGTATGAAAATCATTTTAGTTGTACTGACTGGAGAAACAATGCGAATGGTTCTGGATTTGTAAGCTGGCAAAATGCTGAATTTGTTAAAGATGTTAATATATTTGGTAACCTTTGGGCTAGAGGTACTAAAAACTGCTTGATTGAAACTAAAGATTATGGTGAGGTTTTAATTAATGCCTACGAGACTTTAGGATATTACTTTGGAGATTTAGGTAGAGGATATGTGGGGGATGATGGGAAAGCTTACGTAGAAATAGAAGATTTAGTTACACAGTCTATGAACACAGATATACCATATCATGTAGTATTTACAGAGATAGTTCCAGAGTTTCTTACTGACCAAAACTGTAAAGATAGAGCACCTTTGAGGTTAATAAAAACTACACCAACATATTTCGTATTAAAAGGAGAACCAGGGGCAGAGTTCACATGGGAAATAAAAGCAAAGAGAAGAGGATATGAAAACCATAGAGCAGAATCCCCAAAAGAAGCTAGGTTTACGACAGTTATAAACGAAATTATAGACTTAGATACCTCCACAGGGGAAGAGGAAGAAACTCCTGAGGATAATCTTTTACAAGAAGACAATTTAGAAGATATTTTACTATTAGGAGGAAGATAATATGGAAAAAAATAAAATTAAAGTATTAACAGGAACAGCAATAATTAATAGAGCGGAAGGAAAAAGAATAGCCTTTACTTATTCCGAAATAGATGAGGAAACAGGTGATATAATCGAGGATAACAAAAAACAATCTTTTATAGCTTTAAATGATGAATTTCTTAATACCATAAATCAAATAGAGGATTATATAAAAGAAACTAAGTTAAAAGAATAAGAGGGTGAATTAATGGCAATTTATATCGGAGGAGATACTACAGAACTATCTTATAACTTTTTCGGGAAAATAGCTGGAAGTATGACCGAGTGTCCTATGAAATGTTATTATGCAGCAAACTCACAATTATTATTACCTACCGATAGTAAATGGACAGAGCTATCTCAAGAACGCTATGACAAAATAAAAAATCAAGATAATGTAACATTAGACTTTTCAACTTCTACACTAGAGGAAAAAATACAAATTCTTATAGAGTTAGACATTAACGGGTTGTGTAGTAGTTTATATGGAGGAAACAACTCAATTCTTGAACAAAATATCAAGTCAATACAGCCAAGTGCTGTAGTTCGAGGTCAAGGGGCAAATGGTGGAGTATTAGGTCATTTAAGTAAACATTACCTATATAGGCACGATACAAATCAATATACGGAATGGGGACAAAATACTACAAGCTCCCTTATAACTAGTAGCAATGAGGTCACCATAGTAGGAACATCAACAGGATATATAACTGAAAATAATAAAATTTATATGTTACTTGTATCTGAATATCCTACTAATTCAACAATATTAAATAGCTTATATTTAGATTATGCAAATATCGGTTTAAAACTAGTACGTCAGCCTGATGTAATTCCACCAATTGATGTAGATTTAAAAGATGAATGGAGCATTTTAATAAAAGGATTTAGCCCTAGTTGGGATAGTGATAACCCCCCAAATCCTTTCCCTAGGGTATTAGAGTTAAAAAATAAACTTATTGTTGCATATAGACAAGATTCAAAAGCGTTTTATTTTCAGAATATGCAAAATGATGAATTAACTTTTTTACCTCAATTTCCTTTTAAAAAATTTCAAAGTATTAATTTTCTAATAACACAAAACAAAAATAAACAGGTAACAATATATGTTTTGAAAAATGGAGGAGAAGTTAAAAAAGTATCTTCTATAGTAGATAGAATTGTTGGATTATCTCAACTTTATTTATTACAAAGTATTGGTACTAAAAGAAATGGAGACGCATTTATAGATAACATACAGTTATTAAATCGAGTAGTTACAGATCAAGAGGCGGAAATAATTTTAAAAAGTAAAAATCCTAATTTAATTCCAAATTTCATAAATAGCAGATGGGTTATACATTCTAATGCTACTGTAAGCGAGGATGGTAAAACACTAACTTTAATTGCTATAGAGAATTGGCAGCAAAGCGGCGTTCGCATTCCAGTGCTCCCAAACAACAGATATGAATTTAAATGTAACAAAACACCAAAGGGAAGAATAGATATAGATTTTTATTATGATAATATTAAAAATGCAGATAGACCTAGTACAGCTGAGGACAATTTTATATTTACTACTTCTGAGCAATGTAATAATTTACAAGTCTTAGTTACGAACAGTGAACCTGGTACATTTAGATTTAGTGATTTAGAATTACGAAAATTAGATTAAAAATAGAAAGGATGATACTATGTTTTATTATAATGTAGAAAAGAATGTAAGTTCTATTTACAATACACAAGAGCTTCAAATAGTAGGATATGTGGATGTATTTTTAGGAGAAAAAAAAGAAAATAAATTAACAACTATAAGCTTTAACGAATTAAACATATACTTACTTTTTAAAGATTGTCCTAAAGACAGAGAAGAATTTGACAATTTTATAGAAAATAAAGCTTTAGAGGAAATTAATAAAGAAGATATCCAGGAGAAACTAAAAGAAATTAAATTAGCCTATAACATGGGATTACTAGAATAAGATTTAAGGGAAAACTTAGGTCTTTTTTTATTACCCTAAATTACTTAGAGAGGTGACGCATGAATATTGAATTAGGTGTACTTTGTACTATATTAGGTGCAACTATAACGTATTTGAACTTTAAAAGAATTAAAGACAAAGACAGTAAGGAAAACGGTAAGCATGAAGGTGTAACCGACTTAAAATTAGACTATATTTCAAAGGGAGTAGATGATATAAGATTAGACCTAAAAGCCGCAGATAGAAAGATAGAGGATATAAATACAAGATTAATTAAAGCTGAAGAAAGTACCAAGAGCGCACACCATAGAATTGATTCATTATCAAAGGAGGATTAGTATGAAACTTTTAAAAGACTTTTTACAAATAAAAAAGATAATAGCCTTATTAACTACTATAGTATTTTGTATTTTAGCACTAAAAACTAATATATCAAGCACAGAGTTTTTAAGTGTATTTACTTTAATAATAGGTTTTTACTTTGGCCAAAGTTCGGCCAGACAAGCAGCAAAAGAAAGTAAGGAACAGGAGTAAAAAACCTGTTCTTTTTTAAATTGAACTTATGGAGGAGTTATTGTGGAAGAGAATTTAATAAAAATTACAGATAAGGACTTAATAGTCTTTTTAATTAATTATGGTTTAGAAATCAAAGATATAAAAAAAAGTGGTAATAAAAGTTTAGTTTTCTTTAAGAATACAGGAGAATTAAAAAAGGCAACTCTTGAATATGCAAATAGAACATTTAAGGTAAATGTAGCTGATTATATAGCTGCTGAAAAAAGAATAAGAACTTTATTGTATTTACAAAAACAATAATAAAGTCTACTATCAACTTTCAACTTTCAACTAATAAATTTTAAGTTGAAAGGATGATAAAAATGTTTAAACCACCAATTGCCCGCATGGGAGGAAAATCAAAATTAAGAAAAACAATTATAAAAATGATTCCAGAACATACTTGTTATGTTGAACTATTCTTTGGAGCCGGTTGGGTTTTCTTTGGCAAAGAGCCCAGCAAGGTAGAAGTCATAAATGATATAGATAGGGAATTAATAAATTTATTCAAAATGATTAAATACCATGCTCCAGAAATAGAAAGGCAGCTAGAATATGAGTTTTCTTCAAGAGATATTTTTAAAGAATATAAGGATTTAAATGTAGATCACCTTACAGAGATAAATAGAGCTGTAAGGTTTTTATATTTAATAAATCAAAGTTTTGCTAGCAAAATGGATGCTTACGGCTATGGTACAACCTCAAGGCCTAAGCCTCAGATATTCTATAAAAATGTTTTAACTGATTTAAAAGAAAGGCTACGAAACACCTACGTTGAAAATTTAGATTTTGAAAAAATAATAGAAAAATATGATAGACAACACAGCTTTTTCTTTTGTGACCCTCCATATTTTCAAACTTCAGGGTACAAAAATAAATTTGGAGAAAAGGAACATTTAGTTTTAAGGGATAATTTAAAAAATTTACAAGGCAAATTTCTATTAACTATAAACGACCATCCTCAAGTAAGAGAGTGGTATAAAGGATTCAATATAAAAGAAGTAGGTGTTAATTATTCTGTATCAAGACAACAGGAAGCTAGAAAGGAATATAAAGAATTAATTATAACTAACTATTAAAATTTAACTTATAGGAGTGATTTTTTATGAATATTAATAATGCAAATTTAAGTTTTGGAGATATGGCATATGGTAATAATCCTCAGGAGATAGACCTACATCATGCTGAGAAAAGCTCTTGTAACGTTTATGATGTACATTCATGGCATAAAGGAAACGGATGGGCAGGGATTGGATATCATTATTTCGTAAGAAAAAACGGAGAGATATGGAAAGGTAGACCTGATAACGCCATAGGAGCCCATGTGGCGGAACACAACACCAACACACTAGGAATATGTGCCGAAGGAAGTTACATGAGCGAGGATATGCCTCAGGCTCAAAAAAATGCAATTATAGAATTATGCAAATATCTATGTAATAAATATGGAATTAATAAAATATACGGTCACAGGGAAGTTGGTAGCTCTAATTGTCCTGGAACAAAATATCCTTTAGCAGAAATAAGAAACACCGTTTTTAATGGGGGTGGTTCTAATGTTATAAATTCTAATAATGATGGTAGTTCGTATAATGTGAAAGATATACAAAGTATGCTTATAAAAATAGGTTATCCAGTAGGTAGTTGTGGAGCTGATGGAATAATGGGTACCGGAACTATTACCGCAATAAAAGCATTTCAACGTGATTGCAATTTAGCAGTTGATGGAATTGTGGGTAATGCTACTTATACTAAAATAAAAACAGAGTATAACAAGAAGGTAAATACACAAAGTAAACCAACTATTAATAATAATCCTAGCTGGAAAGATTTAGACGGTGGAACAGGAGTTATAAATACACCTAGTGGGGTTAATGTAAGAGCAGATAAATCTACAAACTCTAAAATACTAGGTACTTTACCTAATGGGGCAAAAGTACAATTATATCGTAAAGAAGGAGATTGGATGCATATTTATTACCCGCCACATGGTGGTTATGTATATGCTAAATATATAAGATATTAAATTATAAAAGGTACTTCTGCGATGGAAGTACCTTTTTGTTATTTAAAGGAATTTTTTAACATTTGCCGAATATTAAATATAATAGTTTGCTATAAGTTAAACACACATCTCCCACAAAAAAGAACCCCAATAAAAGGGATTCTTTTTGTGGGAAATTTTCTATATATTGGTGCTATGTTTTGGTCTATTTTTATTGTATCCAAATATGGATATTCTAATCGCGCAAGAAGAATTTAAAATATTAGAGAAATCAATATAAAAAAGAAGGTATCTTCAATTAAGGAGCTACCCTCTTTTTCTTATAACAAGACATAGAAAATATAAGTTACAGTACATTTTAAGTATTTGCAATTACAAAATATTTATTTAAAGAATTAAAAGGGATTTTTTAACATACACAGAATATTAATTAAATATAATAGTTTTCTATAGGTTACTCATAATTTTCCTTCTTTAAAAAGCCCTGGATTATTTATTCCAGGGCTTTTTAAAGAAGTTTCTCCATATGGCTACAGAAGTTATATTCAATAATGTATAATATATTTAATCAATAACTTATTGTAGTTTTTAGAAGGAACATTTTAATATTATCAGAAATATAGCAGCACCAAATAGTATTTTCTATATAAAATAATTAATCTTAATTTTATTATATCCAAATAAAGATTTTCGAATCATATATTAATTAGATTCTAATAATACATAAAATGGCATATGGTGAAAATACTTACACATCTCAAAATTCAGTTTTAATCATAAAACCCTAGATTATTCTAGGGCTCTTTTTTTATGACTTGAGGAGAGTGAGGGTCTATGATTTTCATAGATAAAAAACCCTATGCAATATATTATATTCATTTAATATTTATTTGCTATGATTTAAAAAATAATATTAAGAATATACTAAATACATACGGAATTTAATAAGATTACTGTAAAAACCTTTATTTAGAAATTTAAAATAGATTAAAAAAGAAGGTAGCTCCAACTAAGGAATTACCTTCTTTTTTTCTACAGCAAAGTATAAGTTTTAGTTTATAATACATATTAATTATACTCATTTTTAAAACTATTTATTCGATTGTAAGGAATTATGTAATATATGTAGAATAATATAAATTAAGTTCGCAACTATGCTTAATTCCATAAACACTAAATCATAAACTTATAGCCCTGGGATAAACCAGGGCTATTTTTAAAATTCCTCTTTACTACCTTTTTTCGTGTATACCAAGATATTCCATTAATCCGGCCTGTAATATTTGCGAAAAATTAACCTTTTTATCTTCGGCCTCTCTATTCAACCATGATGGTATTGACAATGTTTTCTTTACTGCTTTATTGTCATATTTTTTTAAAATATTCTTTAGATTTAACCTAACTAATATCAATGTTTGATTATTCTCTAAAGTTAAACTGCTTATATCTACTGGCTCTGGAATTTCTTCTTTATCATCCCATAAATCAAATAATTCTAAGCTTAAAGCATCCTCGGCCATATCATAGGCCTCCTCTAAATTTTCGCCATAGCTTATTATATTTTCAAAGTTTGGGAAAGATATATTATAATCATTTTCCTCAAATTTAGTTATTATAGCAGGAAAAATATAATTTTCTTTATACACTTTATACACTCCTTTAAATATTAATTTTTATAATATATTTAATCTATAACAGTTAGGACTATTTAAGTCCCAACTGTTTAAGTATTTTGTTTAATGTTCCTATTGGTATGTCTTTGCTACCATGATGGGGAATTATTACCGTTGAGTTATCTTTTACAAGTTTTACATGAGAACCGCGTTGAGTTTTAATTTCCCACCCTATGTTTTGAGCTTGTTTTATTACGTCTTTTGCGTTCATTTCCAACCTCCTTTATATATATTATATCATACGTATAATACGTATTCAATATAAAATGCAAAAATACTCTACAAAAAAATATAAAAAATATAGCTGTAATCCATATTGAATTACAACTATATCTTTATAGAAGTTATTGTGTTGAAGTTAATGAATTTAAATAAAATATATCTCATATACTACAATTATTATTTATGCGTATATATACGCATAAAATTGCGAGATAATGATTACACTTTATCATATTTTTCATTTTATTGCAATATATTTTAATGAAAAAAAGAACATTTTTTTAGATCACTCTTATTTTTTTCAAATATTTTATATAATAATTGTTAATGTTCAATAATCTTATGTTATGTTCAACTTAGTAAAATAGCTAAGTTAACGGATTGAAAAGCACCCAAGACGCCTTAGGTGCTTTTTGTTATATCTATATTATTACATAATTAAAAACAACATATATGGTATTTTATTGACATTTTAAATTAATATGTTAAAATAGTAATTAAATGTATAAAGCGTGTTTATGTTGCAAACCGTTTTATATTAATTTATACAGTAATAAAATTGTACAAGCAGTTTTACTACAGATATAAAATAATTCAAACTATATAGGGGGAATAAAAATGAATAAAAAACTTATAACATTAGTAACTTCATTAGCTATTTTAACGGTTAATGTACCTGTATTTGCGAGCTCAAATTTAGATTTAAAAGCTCCTGAACAGAAATCTATTACTACTGACACAAAAACAACAAAGCCAACAACAGCGAACGAATTTTTAAATAGTGATATTGGTAAGGAATTCCACGCAACCTTACTTGATGAAGTTCCAAAGGATGCTAAAGTTATAAAATTCAATACTTACAGTGAGGCATATGATTTTATGAAATCTATTAAAAAAGAATATGATGCAAATTTTACTAAAGCAATACCTAATGAATTAGCAATGGTTCAAAACAGAATAGGAGAAGGGGTTGACTACTATCAAGTCGGATATGCTACATTACCATCTTCTGGGACAGGTACTGTATCAGGGACTGTAAAATGGAATGTTCCAGGTCTTTCAGCACAGACAGTAACATCTGGACATTATTTTAACTATTCGGGACATAAAGTAACAGGTTCATCTAGAGGTTCATATATTTCAGGTGCAGGATTAGCCACTTGGCAACAATATTATAGTGGTATGACACATCCATCTAGTAATAGATGGCATAGTACTATAAGAGGTAAATGTGGGTATTTCATTAGCGCTGGTGGCCAAAATCTAGGAATGAGTCAACGAGTAGAGTTAACTTGCGTATGTAAATAATTTTACTATATATGTTATATAATGTATAATAGCTATATAAATATTTATATAGCTATTGTTCGTATATGGAGGTATTATGATACGTAATAGATTTTTTCAATTAAGTTTACTTACAGAATTAATATTAACTTTTTTTGTAAGCGAAAGAATGGTACAGCAAACATCAATAATCGTATATAAATATGGTTTTCCCTTTAGGTATTTAGATGTATATTCAAAAGAAGTGGTAGACGCACGCTTGATCAGTATCTTATCTACAGGAAATAGTGGCATAAATGTAAATATAATTGCATTAATTGGCAATCTTGCAATAATTTACATTTTATTGTATTTTATAAACCTCATAATAGAAAAGAAAAAGAATAAATAAATTATGTAGAATCATACATTTATTTAAACTAAAATTATTATGTTATTACAAATATATTTTATGATATAATAATATTAATTATATTCCACAGATTGATGTCTGTGGGGGTTTTGTATGTTTTATCCCCCTTTTACCAAAGGAAAAACCCTTTTTTTGAAAGGGGGTGATATTATGTTGTTTTTAGGCTTATTTGTATTAATAAGTATCTTTGTTATATGTGTTTTAAATTATTGTAATGGATTTGGCTGCGTCAAATTCAAAATACATATATTCAATTTCATAAAAATAGAAATTGAAAGCAAAGAAAAACACCTTGAAGAGTCTGCCAACACTTCAAAGTGCTCTGAAAATCCTTAATATTCCCAATTAAAAAACATACCGAAAGCTTTCGAGGTAGTTTCTCGAAGGCTTTTGTTATTTATATTATATCATATTTTTTTATATTTTAAACACTAATTAAAAAAATTAACATATAATTATAAATCCCATTTCTATAACCTTTTATTTAATTTTCAATACCATTCCACTTTTAATCATCATCTAATAAGCTTAAATCAACTGTTTTCTTATTTAATTCATTTAACTTTTCTTTTTCCAATTCTCTTTTTGTTTTAATTTCAGCTTGTGGTTGAATATTATTATATGGGTTTATGTTTAAAGCCATGTTATTTAATAAGATTCCTCCTAATATTTCTTTTACTATTTTTTCAATTTCATTTCTATTAATGTTAGTTTCAACATTGCTTTTATAAGGATCGTACTCCCTAATAGCATCACATACAATGTCTGTTTTACTTCTTCCCGTCTTGTTACAAATATCTATTATTTTTTCTTTAACGTCCTCATTACTTTTTTTAAAGGGAATAGTAACAGATCTAAACTCTTTCTCTTTATTCATTAATATCACCTTTATCATATTTTGAATTTGCTACAATGAATAATCCTTCTACACTCTCCCATTGAGGATTATCCACTATTATAGAATGAGGTTTCTTATTTGATATAGTATCCTTTATTAATCTGCTTGTACCTCCGCAAAAAACTGGTTGAACAACATCTATATCATACCCACCTTTTTTAATTTCATCATTTATCGTTTTAAAATACTCCTCTTTTGCTTTTTCAATTACATCTATACTATCATTGTATCTTACATTAGATAGTGACAAGCATCCATCTATTAAAGATTTTAGTGCTATTTGACGAGTAATTGGTTTCCCTTTTGTAATGCTTCTAAGTTTATTCACTGTTAAATTATTTAAATAATTTCCTCCAAAGTCTCTAGCAAGCCTAGAATCTTTAACTGCAACGCAATTATCATATATGCAAAGACTAAAGTTAACTCCTCCTAGGTCTATTACAGCAACTTCTTTATTTTTAAATTTTTCTATGTTTTTATATATTACTCCTGACCCTTCTTGCTTAGCAGTTATATCTTTTATTTTAAAGCTATAATCTTTTCCATCTACTTTTATTTTTATCTCTTTTCCATCATTTCCTATAAACTTTTTATATTCATCTTTACTTTCTTTTCTTGAAATAAAATCTAATGGGCAAGCCAACACCATGTATATTTCATTATCTTCAGTATTTGGTTCCAAAAATTCAGTTATAGCAATATAAGTACATAGTTTATGTAAGTCTTTTTCTTTATCACTATCAAAATCGTATGTTTTACCAGCATCACCTATAATTGTGATTACATCATTTAATACAGTCATATGAGAATTTCCCTCATATTCTTCATTTATATCGTCTGTTATAGTGTACTTTGATGGGAAATCAATCTTTTTAATTGTATCTGTTCCTATTTCTTTTCCTATACATTTTAAAGTGTCTTTACCAGGATCAACGCTTAATACAACTTTCATTTTTCCAACCTCCGATATTTTTAATTTAAATTTAATCAAATTAACCTCTTATTTAATTATTTTTTAATGATAATTTAATTATACCTTTTTAAAATCATTTTGTCAATATAAAACGCATTAAATTTTAATGCCTTTTTAATGTAATTATATTAAAAATTAATTATATTTTAATTAGTTATACTTGTCCATAAATTCTAATAATGCAAGCGAATAAAGGTCTTGAATATTAAATTGTTTATTCTTCTTACAGAATTTAATCCAATCCTTATTTATATTCTCATATACTTTTACATACCTGCCCTTAACCTCACCCTTAAATTTACTAAAATCAAACCTTAACTCTTGCTTTCCTACTACATCTATTACATTTTTATCTTTATTATACTTTTGTATAACTTCTTTTAGATCTTCCTTTATTTCTATAAGCTCTTTAACTTCCTTTAATGCATTTTCTATATTTTTTAATCTATTAGGTTCTAATATATTTAAATTTCCTTCTACAGGCTTACTGAGCTCAATTCCTTTATGCTCTATATTACTTATACTTTTATTGGACTTTTGTATAAGTACAACTTTTGTATAAGCTCTATCTTTTGGATTATATTCATAGCCAGCATTATAAAATTTATCATTTATCTTTTTTTTATTTAAGCCAAACTTTTGACAAACCTTCTTTAAGCTAATATCGCTATTCTTTAGTTCTTTATTTATAAACTCTACCTGCTTATTTAATGGCAGCTCTTTAAAAGTTTTAGGCATTTATTTGCACCACCTTGTACTTTTATATAAGTATAATGACTATATAAATTGTATTTTTATATAAATATAATAATTGTACAAATTTTACTTTTATATAAGTACAATTTATATATAATCATTACTTTTATAAGTTCTATGTAATAATGAAATTTCCTTTTTTTAACAAAGCCTATTTGGAAAATAAAAAAAGACCTCTAAGGGTCTTAAACAAAAATAATCTATAATTATTATTTATCTATAAAGCTTAAAATAAATTGATTCCAAGGTAGTAAAGGATACTCTTTCATAAGCAAAGCTAATGTATCTATGCCTATCTTAGATTTACCGCTTTTCATATCTGTAATTAGTTGTTTGCTTTTACCTATCTTTTCAGCTATTTCTACCTGGCTATCTTTTATAAATAAAAGTATATCCTCGAAATTTATTTTTTCCTTTGATACAATTTTATCTAAATGAGCTGGAGTTATATTGAACTGATAATAATCAAATACATCTGTTAAAAGGGTATTTATTATTTTTTCTATATTTTCTACTGTTAAGCTTTCTTTAGAAATAGTTACAGAGCATAATTCTGAACATTGTAATCTTCTATTTGCTACGGGAAAGTATACGACTATAGGTGTATTTCCAAATTCTCCTACTGGGTTTTTTATATCATATTTTTTAAATATATCCATTAAATCATTATTGGAAAAATAATATTTTTGAAGTTCCTTTGTAGGTTCTCCTACAATAGAGCATGATGTAATCTTATTATCTTCTATTAATTTAAATAATAATTCTTTTTTTAATAACATTATTTATCACTCCCATGTATTTATTTCATATTTATATAGTACGATAATATCGTACTATTGTCAATGTTTTTTTAAATAGATAATAAAAAAAGAGTTAGACATTATTTATCTAACTCTTTTTTATGTTCTATACTAGAATTATATATTTGTATAGCAACAGTATATTTTATTAATTCATCTTCCTGTATTGCCTTGATTACTTCAATCGGTAATTGTATAGACTCCTCCATACAAACTGAAAGAAGTTCCTTTATAACATCTTCTGTATTAGAATTTATTATAAATTTAAACAATTTTATAGATTTATCTAAGTCCAACTTTGGAACTAATAAACTCGCAAATATTTCTATTTGTTCCTCTAGGGAATTATTAACCTTATCTATTCTACCAGCAATATATAAAAATTGTTTTTCATATACCACCCATGTTTTACCTACTTTTTCTTTAAATTTATCATCCAAATTTTTAAGCATCTTACTTGATTGTCCTTGATCTATATCATATTGTTTATATAAATCAGGTAATGGCCGCCACCCATTTTTTAATGCTTTCATACTTAACACTCCTTATTATTTTATCTTTTTTAATACTTTAAGATCTATAACCATTTCTATATCCATAAATATACCTTTTTCTATTTTTGCGTATACTATATTTTTTTCTGTTCTATCCCATTCATTATATTGTCTATAGGCTTCTATTAAATCATTACCAGTATACTTTATACTTGTACCGCTAGTAACCGCATATTCTTGAACCATAAATTTATTCTTTTCAAGAACTCTATTCACCTCATTTAAAGAAATTTCTATGTCTTTTTTATATTCCTTTTTTTCGAGTTCTATATCATCAAATAATTTATTTATTAAATCCATATTAACCCTCCTTTTAAATTTAAGTCACATTTTCTTTGAATTACGACGTAAAACACCGTAAATTCAGTTTGAATAATACGGTGTTTTTGTTAGCATTAAATATTTTTAATACATACTTAAACTCACTTATTTTTATTTTTTTCGTTCTAGTTTGTAATCATAAGCATTTGATATTTTTTTTATGTATTTTGATTTATGGAACTTCCAATTCTTCTTTTCATCAAGGTAATGAATAAAAATATCTTTAGCAAAAGTAAAGCCTAAACTAGTGATATAGAAAGATATAACTAACTCAAACACTTTATAAACTAAGTTATTAATTTGTTTTATATCTACTTCTGATTCAAATCCTATATAGGAACCTCTTTTATATCTTCCAATAAATTCATTAATTTGATTTTTCGATGGATGTACATATTTACATAATTTTTTATAAACATCATTTGTATTGTCAATAAAGTCTTTAATATCTAAACTATCTAAGCCTATTATTTTTATATCCTTAATACAATCGATAGATGATCTTGGGATATGTTCATCAAGATACTCAATTTTATCTTTGTAACTTAAATTTGGACAACCTTGGTCAACAATTAAATATTTTATAGAAGTTTCTAACATATATCTAAGTTCTCGACGTACTGGATTAATGGCTCCATGTTCTATTAGTATAGAACATGAAATTGCAGATTCAAAAAATTCATCAGCATGCTTTAACAATAAAGAATTTTCACTTGAATCCCAATCTCTAGTTGAATACATGCGACAAACGTATATTACTCCTATAAAATCATTTATTAATTTATAAAAATACTTTATCTCTTGCTGGTATTTTTGAGATTCCATCAAAATCTTATGATTTGCTTTTTCCTCTTCCATCCAATTTTTATTATCATCAATAAAATTAGTCATCTATGATCCCCCATTATAATACAATAAGTTATTATAATTGTATCATAATATAACACAATTAAAACACCGTATTATTCAATTTTCAAAGAACATTTTTATTCGCAATTTAATCATATTGTGACATTAATAACTTTTTCATTTCCTAAAACTATTCTTCTTTATCTTAATTTACTCCTTTAATTTATGATATAATATATTAAACAAAAGAGGGGTGCAACCCTCTTTTATTTAGTAGCCTAACTGTTTAAGTTTCTTATCAAAAACTTTATACTTGTTAGGGTCTTGCTTGAGTTCTTTTTCAAACTCATTTAATTCTTTAAGATTATATGTTTGCTTGGTCGCTTTGCATATTCTTAAATAAAGATTAAAAACTTTTAAATTCATATTATCACCTCCCTCAACCTTATGATATAATTATATCATGATATAATGACTTTGTCAACATGATATAATGAAAAATTGAGTTTTTTTTCGGTGATAATAAAAAAAAAGAAAGGGATTAATTTTCCCTTTCTTTTTTTATGCTATAGCTATCATTATGTATTTATCATTCTTAGGTATCTTATCAACTTTTTTATGAAATTTACCTTTATCAGAAATAAAGCCATACTGCAATCCATTGCAATTGCTTACATCTTCTATATTATTGATTACCCTCCATGTAGGATATTTATTGCAAAACTTATTAGCGTATTTAAAAGCATTTTCTATTGAATTTTCTTTTATTTCATTTTTATACATATGACTACCTCCTTTAACTTTACAAAACAATTTTATCATGATATAATGACTAAGTCAACATGATATCATTATTTTTTGGGATAAAAAATAAAATGGCTAATTTGTTAGTTACAACAAACTTGTCCATTTTCTACTTTACAAATAAACGTTTATATTATATTATTAAAATATAATAAGTTAAAAACTAGAAAAACATCGAAATTCAATTATATATATGAAAAGCAAAAATCCGTAACAATCGGCTGTCGGCAAACTTTCGATTGAGACGGATTCCACAAATAAAAGGTTTTTAGTCCTTTAATAACTATTTTATGTATTAATTATAGCATTATGCAATTAAAATAGTCAATACTTTAAAAGGAAAAATACCTTCTATTTGTGGAACTTTTTAGAACAAATAGGAGGTTTTATTTTATGTTAAAAAAAATAAAAGATAATTTTGCTAATATGTACGAAGGTGAAATATTAAAGCTTAGTAGTGACGAATTTAAAACTCTATCTTTTTTAAGAGTTAGAGCTGGTGAAAATGGTGTTCTGTGGTATTCTAAAGATTCTTTAAGAGAAATTTTAAAACTGGGTAGAGATAAAATAAATAAAATATTGAATAACTTAGAGGATTATGGAGCTATTATAATATTTAATGCTAAAGATAATAAAACTAAAAAAAATGCATCTAATGTTTATTATATAACGGAATATGATGCTATAAATAAAATATATATGACAGCAAATACAATAGAAGAAATTAAAACTTATGCCTTAGAAATCAGACAACAAAAAGAGTTTGAATATGCTGTTAAAAATAACCTAGAACCAAGACAATTTCTACTAGAAGAAAGATTATCAAGAGAAGAAAGAAAAATAAAATTTTACATAGAAAAGCCATGTACTGAAAATCAGTACATGGACCCACCTACTGAAAATCAGTACATGGACCCACCTACTGAAAATCAGTACATTATAAATAACAAAAATAATTTAAATAACAAAAAACAAGTAAATAACAACAACAATACAAATAAAGAATCTGTTGTTGTTAAAGATGAACAAAGAAAAATAATTAAAAATTATATAACTAATAATTTAATAACTATTGATGATATTGAAGCAGAAATAATAATAAATGATTTAATTTCTATTGAGGGTACGTTATCAATGGAAACTTTAGCTAAAAGAATTGATGTTATAAAAAACTATAAAGGGCAGATAGGAAATGCAATAGGTATGATAAGGACTGCTATAAGACAAAAATGGGAGCCTAAAAATAAATTTCAAAATGATAGATTTAATGACTTTGAACAAAGGGAATATAATTATAAGGATTTAGAAGAAAAGTTATTAAAATCTTCATCAAATAGTGAAGAAGAGCCTAGCATTGAAGAATTAAAAAGAAAAATGTTATCTGCTAAAGACAAAACGCCATTTCTTGACGATTAGAGGGAAATAGAGAACGATTTAAATTATTTTTGATAATTTACCTTGTAAAATAAATCATGGTTAAAACTCATTGTATGGATAAAATATATTAAAGGATGGTTATATGGATAAATTTAAATATATGACTAAAAATAGAAAACTAAAGTTGGAGGAATATGATAATAAAGGAAATTTAGTAGATATAACAGAATTCTCGGATAATGATTTATTTAGTTTCATAAGTATTAAAATAAGAAATAATGATTCATTGGGTATTGCTAGAAAAAAAGATTTAGAATGTTTTTCAAAAGAAGAATTAGAATTAATTAATGATATAATGGACTATTTATTTATTACAGGGAATCATTCATTTAGTTGGTTTACAAATAAAGAAACTAAAATATTTCAAAGAATATTTGCCGAATCAACCAAAGAAGAATTAAAATTCGCATTAGAATTAACTAATTATGATCAATATGCCTTTAATATTAATTTAAAATCTAAATATGCATTCATGAAATTTAATTTTAATGAAGCTTTAGAGTTTATTAAAAGCAGAGATGGCATATATTATGCTGTAAATAATAATGGTGAGAGAGCATACGATTTTGTAGACAAGCCCACTAAGAAACAAGTCAAATACCAAAGGGTAAAAAATGGAAGGAGAACTGTATTTTTAAGCTTTAAAGATTGGAAAGAATACATAGTTAATGAAAAAGAATTAATATAAAGTTGGAGCAGTAATGCCCTTATACATTATTTATGGAATCTATTAAAGATACTATATTTTCCTTTATATGCTCTGGAAGATTGTTTATTTTCAATAATAGGTCAATATCATTATTGCTAAGCTCAATTTTAGATGGGATATCAGAAACATTAACGTTATTATCTAAGAGCCAATCTGCAGGCACTCCAAAAGCTGTAGAAACAGATTTTATAAACTCAGCAGAGGGAACATGGCTACCGGTTTCTATTCTGGAAATATGTCCTCTAGTAACGTGTATGTCTAGTTTTTCGGCAAATTCAGCTTGAGTTAATTTATAGTAATTTCTTAATATAAAAATATTATTTGCAATAACTTTTTTTATGTCCATAATGTCACCCCTTCTACATAGTAAGTTTATAATATTAATTGCAAATAACTTTAAAAAGCGTAAATATGTAACTATATTAAAAATGATACATATTTACGCCTATAATTATTTAAGTGCGCATATTTCACAATCACCATTACAAATAAAAAGAATATAAGGACATTTTTCTACTGCTTTACCTATTTTAAACAAACAACGTAATGTAGGGCTTGAATCTTCACCCCTATTTGTAGTTCTATTTTTAGATTCCAATTTTGCAATATACCCCTGAGAAAGACCAGCCTTCTTAGCTAGCGCCCCTTGTGTCATACCTGATCTAACTCGATTTTCTTTTATTAGTAAATTAAAGTTTAATTCCATAGTATTACTCCTCTCGCATTTTACTAATTTGTACTAAAATTTTAACATAAATATCACCAAAATTTAACACAATTTAGTAAAAGTTTAAATTTTATTAAATAAATAATTCAAAAAATAAATAATAAGGTATATTAAAGTCGAACTTTAGCGTAAATATTCATAGGGGGAATAATGTTTTGTGATAAAATTAAAATATAATGTATGTGAGAGCGGAGGTATTTATATGAAAAAAAAGATTGTAAAGATGGTTGAAGAGTGTACGGATGCGACTAAATTAGATTTAATATTATTTTTTATTGAAAAACTATTAAAAAAAGGCTAGGTAGGTTTAACGCCTACTTAGCCTTTAGGTTATTTATTATTTTTTCTATAACAGCCCATTCTGTTTCGTCTAGCCTTGCTAAAGTCAAGAATGTATCTTTTATAAATTGATTCTTATCGGCTAAGGTATTAATTACAAAGTTAAGAAGCTCTTTATCCTCCTGTAAGGTATTAAACATCTCTCCCTCGCCACTCACAAGCCAATTTTCATTAACATTAAAAGTATTACAAATTGTTTTTATATTTCTTTCTGTAAGTTTTACGGAACCTGATTCTATATTTGCAAGACTTGATCTTTTCAGGTCTATTTTTTTTGCAAAATCTTCTTGAGTTAAACCAATACTATTTCTTATTTGTTTTACCCTAGTATTCATATAATCACCTCGAAATATATTGTAGCATTTCCTATAATGTTTGTAAAGGACAAAAATATTTTTAAAAAAGCCTTGAAAATGTTCTTAAAGGATATTATAATGTTCTTAAAGGTAATAAAAATATTGTCGAATAACCACGAAAGGAAGTGTACTAATGAAAAAGACTAAACAAGAAAAGATTATAGATATGCTAAAAAACTTCTTAGAGTTATCGGAAGAAAATCAAGTTTATGTTAGTGGCATTGTTCACGGTATAACAATACAAAAAGATATAAAAGCTAAAGAAAACATAAGAGCCTGACAATGTTGGCTCTGGCATAGAGCCAACAATTTTTTATCAAATTGGAGGAGATATAATGGCAAATACGAAAGCAATATTGCTTCAAGAAACAGCAAATAATTTAAATACTTTATTAGAGGCTAAAGTAGAAGCATTACCAAAGACATTTAATAAAACTAGATTCTTGCAAAATTGCATGACAGTATTACAAGATACTAGAAATATAGAAAAATGCAATTCAACAAGTGTGGCAAGGACAATGCTTAAAGGAGCTTTTCTAGGTTTAGACTTCTTTAATAAAGAATGTTATGCAATACCATATAACGACTATAAAACTGGGAAATGTTATTTAGAATTTCAAACTGATTATAAGGGCGAAAGAAAGTTAATGAAGCAATATTCAGTTAGACCAATAAAGGATATATATGCAAAGGTAGTTAGAGAAGGTGACGAATTTGAGGAAATTATAGATAAAGGTATTCCAACAATAAATTTTAAACCAAAACCTTTTAGCAATGAAAAGATTATAGGAGTATTCGCAGTAGCTTTATTTGAAGATGGTGGTTTATTATATGAAACCATGTCAGCGGAGGACGTAGAGAAAATAAAAATAGGTTTTGCTAAAAAAGATAGGGAAGGAAAATATTCAAAGGCATGGACTACAACACCAGAAGAAATGCATAAAAAAACAGTTATAAGGAGATTAAGGAAGTCAGTAGAACTGGAATTTGATAGTATAGAGCAACAAAAAACATATGAAGAAACCTCAGAATTTGAAGTTAAAAAGGATGAAGAAGTAAAAGAAGAAACATCACCTTTTGAAGATGTAGAATTTGAGGAAGTGAAAGAAAATGCAGAAGCTAACCAAGAATAATTATTTTAATAAAGAGATCCATAAAGAATATATGTCCGTTAGCTTATTTAAATCTTTCTTAAAGGAATACGGAGGGTGCGAGGCTAGAGCAGTGGCATCACTAAATGGAGAATGGGAAGAAAATAAAACAGATGCTTTTTTAGTAGGAAGTTATGTACATGCATGGAATGAAGGAGCATTAGAAGAATTTAAAAGAGAACATCCAGAAATGTATTCCAGTAGGGGTGCAACTAAAGGCCAACTAAAAAAAGAATTTCAACTAGCTAACAGAATGATTGAAACACTATCAAAGGATAAATTAGTTCAAAAAGTTAGAGAAGGGCAAAAGGAAGTTTTAATGTCAGCTGAAATATTCGGTATTCCATGGAAATGTATGATCGATATTTACAATCCTAAAATGAAAAGTTTTACTGATTTAAAGACAACTAGATCTATATATCAAAAGTATTGGAATGAATATGAAGGAGTCCAACAAAACTTTATAGAGTATTACGGTTATGACATACAGATGGCAATATATGCAGAAATAGAAAGACTTTATACAGGAGCAAGTGAGTATTTATTTCCGCATATAATTGCAGTTAGTAAAGAAAATATACCCGATAAAGCCATTATAAAGATGGGTACGGACTTTATAGAAAATACACTACTAAATGTATCTATGAAAATAGAAAGGGTTAAAAAAGTGTGGAAAGGCGATATAGAGCCTATAGGTTGTGGTAAGTGTGACTATTGTAAATCTACTAAAGGACTAAAGGATATTATACACTATAAAGAATTATAGGATATAGGAGGGGTAAAGTGTTAAACATAACTTCATATATAGATAAAGAAACAGAAGTAAATATT